TTATCCAAATATAAAAAAGTTGGTTCTTTAATAGTATATATAGCTGTTTCAAATAATTTATGTACTTTCATTTTTCTCCTTTATTTAAATGGATAACCCAAATGCCAAAATACAAGTGAGTATCTTACTCCTTTCGTAACTGGCTTTACTCTGTGCCAAACATATGACGGAAATGTTATCACAGTTCCTTTTTTTTGCAACTCCTTACATTCTGTTATATGACTTGCAGATCCTTTATTTCTATCAGGGTCTTTGTTTCTAAAATCAAATTCTAACTGTCCTCCTTCATATTCTGAAGCATCATTCAATGAAACAATAGAGGACATCTTTCTCATNTTACCATGAGCAGGGTGCCCTGGTTTATGATATACAGGAGGATTTTGAATACTATCACAGTGCCATCCATAATATTTACCTTTGGTATATTTAGTAAATTGCACGGCTTCGCTATAATCCCAATCATAGTTCCAACCAGCTTTTTCATTTGCTGCTTGAACAATTCCATTGATACCTTCGTAAACCCACTGTTCTGAAAGCCATTTTACAGTAGTATCTCTTTTTTCTTTTTTTTGAGTTTTAAGTTTGTAATTTTTTATTTGTCTTTGACCAATAATTGCTTCCACATATTTTTCTTCTTTAGCCAGTTTAAATATGTCATCTATATAAGTGACGGGCAATGAATTTACATGCCAGTAGTAATAATTTTCAAGTAACATCTTAATTCTTTATAAGACGTATATAAACTATTGATTATGGTTGTAAAGATTAAATATCTACCCAAGTAAGGTTAACTGCATCCCAATATTGACCTAAGCCATTTAACCATCTAACATTGTCTTCATCCCATTGAAAAAGGTTTAAAGCCATAATAGTATTAGGTGGTGGATCGTATGGGTCCGGCATATCGTTATTGATTGTCAATGGTGGAGTTACCGGTGCATCCCACATAGTTACATTTTCACTTACATTAGCAACAAATGAAGCATATGGTTTTACATCAGTAAACATTGAATTTGAATAGCTCCAACCAGTATCCACAGCAGCTGCATGAGTTGAAGCAGCATTTACTTCTACAAAATTATCTGTAGTATTACAACGAGCTTGACACCATGCTACCGGATCACTTTGGTCAGCACTTACCCCTATGATGTTAGTAACTAAGTTGGCTGGATTTATTTGTGCATATTTTTTAGCCATATTAACCTAAACTTAATGTTCCCGTTACGTTAAATGTAGCGTATGTACAGCTTCCTGTTGTAGCCGTAGTGTTGCATCCAGGTGCAACTGTTACTCTACAAGCACACGCCGTTGGATATCTTAAAACAACTCTTCCGCTTCCACCTTTTTGTCCGCCGGATCCGCCTCCGCCGCCACCGAGTCCATCAGTTCCAGCTTGTGCGATTTGTCCTTGAGAAGGGTGGTTAGATGCGTTTCCGCCTCCGCCTGATCCCCCAGATCCTCCTGAATAACCTGGCCAATAAGCAAAACCTCCGCCGCCTCCAGCATAGGTTACACCGGAGCCTGTAATTGAATTAGAAGTTCCGCCTCCACCAGGACCGCCATTACCTAATCCATTGAATGGTGGGTTTGAAGGTTGTGGAAGAGCTTGACCATTTGAGCCTGTTGAGCCCGATGCTCCGCCTCCGCCACCTCCCCCTCCGGGGATATAAGTTTTTGTTCCACCGTTAGCACCTTGAGGTGGTGATACAGGTGGTGTATTTCCATTACCTACACCATTAGGTTGGTTCTGACCGCAAGTTCCTCCTGAACCGCCGGCTCCACCATCTCGTGCAAGTTCTCTAGTTGTGCATGGGTAAGGATATGCTCCTTCACTTTTACCACCACCAGCAGATGTAATATCACCAACTGATGAGTTTCCTCCAGCTCCACCCGATCCACTGGCTGCAACGCCAACGCCGACTGTAACTGTGTTAACTGCTTGTTCTAATGTAATTTTAGTTCCTCCAGGAAAAGATGTACGCATTCCTCCGCCGCCCCCGCCTCCTGGGCCAGCTGCTCCTCCTCCGGCAACAATTAAATAATCTACATCAAGAGGTTCAACACTTCCTGATGTTAATCCAAATCCTTTTGAGCCTGCGGCTCCAAAACTTCCTAGTAGTGGCATAATCTTTCTCCTCCTATTTTATTACGCAAACTGTGTTAGAGAAGCTAACGCTGTGAACGTAGCTGATCCAGTTTTTATTATAGTATATGAATAAACGTCTAAAGAGTTTGCATTTCCAGCAGATGGAGCTGTTCCACCTTGCCATTCTGGAGTTATTGACGAACCATCAATAGTAACTGCACTATTGTAATAAGGTGTACCACCTTGTTTTACAATGTGAGCAACCGTTATTGATTCACCTGTATCCATAATTGAATCTAAAGATGCAGAACCACTTCCTCTAATATTTAGAGTCCAGTTAGCTGCCGCATCAGTTGTTAAATTCCATACTGCTTGAGTTAATACATCATAGTTTAATGTACCAGTCGCAGCTGTTGCTTCAGTTGTAACTTTTTCAGCAACACTTTGAATTTTACCTTGACCATTAAAAGTTACTCTACCAACTCCTTTTGGTGTAAGGTTCATGTCAATGTTAGTGTCACCACCCGTTACAGATAATGCTGGTGGGTTAGTTGTNGCTGCGTTAGCTACTGTAAATTCNTTAACCGCTGATCCAGTTGTTGAAAAAGTAATTTGTTGGTTACCATTTTCATCAATGATACCTGTTGAAGTATCNATAGTAATATTCTTACCATTTGCATCTAGGTCTGCTGAAAGTTGTGGTGAAAAATCAGATGATAAATCTGTAAACGCTGTATCAACAACGTTAGTTCCATCTGAATAAATCATTTTAGTGCCTTTGTCAGCTGCCGCCCAAGTTACTCCAGTTCCTGAAGTAGTTTTGAAAGTTACTGTGTAAGCACCAGTAGTTGCGTTATCAACTATAAAAGTTTTTTCAATTGAATCAGGGATAGTTACGTTAACTGCTCCTCCGATTGTACCTGTTAATTTTAATACTTGGTTTTTTCCATTTGATATTGCACCATTAGAAAAAGTTAAAGTTGCACCTGATCTAATACCAACTGCTTCATAACCACCAATTGCTTGTTCTAAAATTAATAAGTTTGTATTAGTTATTTGTCCCCAAGTTCCTGAGTTTTCCCCAGTTGCTTGGACTGTAAGTTTTAAACTTGCCGATGTAGAGTTCGCCATTTTTTATCTCCAATTCTTGTATATTATAAATTATTTTAATAAGTGTCAAACACTAATTTTAAGCAGCATTTGTAGGAACTTCCTGCCATCCTGGAGGTGTCGTTGGTGCTGAACCTGTATCGACTGCATTCCAAATCAGTACATTTGTACCTGTACCTTGTCCCATTGTCAAGCTATTTCCAGATAGAATTGTACTAGCTGTTCCAGTGACTGTAACTGATCCTAATTGTACAGTTTGTAAAGTTACCCCGGTTACATCAATAATAGTATTGGCATCTAAAGTAGCCGTTCCTAGAGCTAATGTAAGTGGGAAAATATCATCAGTATCTGGTCTATATAAACCATCACCCCACGTAGATTCACCCCACGTTGCTTGACCCCAATTCATAGATGCTAATGGAGCTATATTTGCATCACCTCTAATATCAAAAGTATTACCTGCTGCTAAAGCCAATGCCATAGCTTGACCTGTAGGCGAAGCATCTGGTGCAGCGTCGGTACCAGAGAAATTTTCTAACATACTCATTACAAGAGTATTTGTTTGTCCATTACCCCATGCGCTAAAGCCCCAAGTTGATCTGTAACCCCAATAACCTGCACTAAATGCATTTACCTCTGCAAATGTAATATTATCTCCTATAGCCGTTCCTAAATTTGCAGTCATTGCAAATCCAGATACAGGGACGTTAGCAACATCAAATGTTAAACTTATTCCAAGAGGGAAACCACTTGGTTCTGCTACAAACGCTGCAAATGCTTCTACTGTTGCAGGAGCACTTACTGTCATTGATCTACCAACAGCTGTTACATTTGAATCTCCATCAAATTCTATTCCGCTAGAACCTTCTGCGGCTGTCATAGTTTGACCTGAAACAGAAACTACTTGAATAGATGCTCCCCATCCTTCAACACCCCATCCGTCAGATCCCCAACCCAGTATTAATTTCGTTATCGATTGTTACGCTAGCAAGCGTCGCTGAAATAGCATTTCCACTTATAAATGCGTTTCCGTATGCACNCCAACCAGTGTGTCCCCACTGGAGAACCACCCCAACCAGAGTTAATATCAGTATTAATTAATTCATCACCAACAGTTGCGGTCATTACTTGACCAGTAAGAATTACATCTGCAAAACCAATTCCATACTTGAGAACCCCAAGTTGATCTTCCCCAACCTGTGCTTGATGTTTGTCCTACATTTCCAAGAGCAACTCCTAAACCAAATCCAGTTACAATCTGATATCCGGTTCCAACATTACCCCATGTTCCTTCACTCCAGGATTCACCGCCCCATCCAGAACTAGGAAAGACTGCATCTAAAGTTCCAAGATTAGCACTTAAAGCAAAACCTGTTGGCTGTAAGAAATTATTTGTGCTACCCCAAGAGTTATCACCCCATGAAGCAGAGCTCCAACCTGAGCTAGGAGTTGAAGACTCATCTCCAAGTTCCATTGGTAAAGGAAAACCAGAAAGTTGTAAAGTTATGTTGTCTTGATCGCCCCACTGACCATTATTCCATGCTACTGCACTCCAAGTATCTTGAGTCATGTTCATGACACCACCCATACCGATACCATGTATATAGCATAGATAATAAAAATCTGTTTGACTCTGCGGAGTTATTTCAATGTACCGCGTAGTCCCATTATTAAATGTAGTTGTGTTAGTGTAGTTTGCTTGATTGCTAGATCCGTCAAGATAATAAGTTACGTTCGCAGAAATTATTCCGGACGTACTTGTGTTAGTAGAAAAAACTAATGGATGATTATCATTAGTTCCATCACTTTGATCAAAACGAATTGTTGCACCTGCAACCCAATCTACTGTACCTGGTCCAGTCGCATTTCGAACGCCGTCTAAATAATATACATTACCTGTACCACCGCCGTATGAACTACCGGTTGCAACGGTAACTGTATAAATTTTACTCGCCATAGGAGTTTACCTCCTATTAGCCCGATATTCTTAATATCGCTGCTGTTGAAGTTGGCGCTGGAAACTGAATAGTGAACGTTCCTGATGTAGCTGTTTTATCTGCTCCAAAATCTAGAACACATACTGATGCATTAGTTGTATCAGACGATGTGTTATAAATTAAAGCACCTCTAGCTGTTAACGTCACTCCAGTAAACGATCTGTCTGCGAAGTCTACTCTAGCAACACCCGCAGTGATAGAAGTTCCATTGTTAACAAGTAGTCCACCACCTGAAGTGTATTGACCACTGTTAGCAACTTGACCTGTTGCTGTAAAGGCAGTTGTTGTAGATGTTAGAGTTGCTGTTGAAGAGTAAAGAGCTATCTTAAACTTGTCACCACCAGTTTGTTTGAAATTCATGTCAGCTTCTAAAAGCTGTTTCTTAAATGAATTACAAATTGCTTGTGTTATTGCCATAGTTTTTTCTCCTTAACTTTTATTTTCCGACTC